TTATTCATAAGTGGGAGCAACACAAACGAATACCATCTGTTCTTTACCTAATGATGTGGATTAATGCCCTCGAAGCGACGCTCGAAATCAAAGAACAATAAACGTGGTCATTATTCTCATTGCAACCACTGTAATGTCTTTACAGAATGGTATGTAATAACTGGTAATAATGATACGTGGTGTCTTGATTGTATGGAGAAGCACGGATGGGAACATCTCAGCGCAACAAAGGAAGCTATCACGAAAGGTGGTGGTGCAAATGGTTCAAAGAGAACGGTGCCGAAGCGAATCGCCAACCTCTCTCAGGACAGTTGGGTGGTGAGTTTAGTGGAGATATCAAGATCAAAACAAAAGAAGGATCATTAACAGCAGAGTCCAAGTACCAAGCAAATGGAAGAGGGTTTAGTTTTCTTACCTCCACTCACAACAACCAACCAGCAGATCTATATCTGCTGAAACAAAAGAAAGGACCAAGTTTTATTTGCATAGAAATAAATAATCCATTGGCGAAAAAAATAGTGGCATGGATGTCAGGGAGGTAAACATCCATGCCACAGTTTTTTCTCCACAAACATCAGTCAGAAGGAGGCACAAATGACTGAATCATTCCAACTATATCGTAAAGATGCACCAGACACAAGTATCGAAGCTGCTGAAAGTATCGAACCAAACAGGCTCGAAGCATTAGTATTAGATGCAATATCTAAATATCCTAATGGGTGTATATCAGATCAAGTGATTGGTTATATGTCAGCATACCATCAAATTAATCGTTACTCTACAGTCACAGCCAGATACGCTGCTCTCTATCGCAAAGGGTTAATAGAATACACCGGGGAAAAACGCAAAGGTGAGAGTGGCAGACCGCAACGTGTGATGGTTGTAGCCGAAAAACAAGGTAGACTTTTGTGACAACTGAAGATGCAAGGCAGCTTTGCTATATCTACAGGCAACTGGTAGATGACAAATGGCGTGGGCGTAAAGTCCACTCATCATTCAAATGGGATCTACGACAGGAAACATTAGCTCAACAGCTACTTGATCTTGGGTACACGCTCGAATCATTCAAGCAAGATGCAAACAAACTGCTTGACTACCGACTGTCACAAAACAAAGACCCAATCTTTTCCTTAAAATATTTTGTAACTAGAAGGCAAAAGATGGATCAACCTATTGATGTGCAAGGCATCGTAAACAAAACAATAGCAAGCATGCGTATGCGATAAGTATTTGCAATACCAACATCTATGTGCAATAATGCAGTTCATAACAGGAGGCTAATATGGACAGAAAAGGTTTTATCGGAGGGTCAGACCTCTACAATATAATGAATGGTAACTGGCACGATTTATGGCTGGTAAAAACTGGACGAAAAGAACCAGAAAATCTTGACCATATATTCAGAGTGCAACTTGGCACTTACACAGAAGATTTTAACCTGTCATGGCTATCCAAAGATACAGGGTTAAACATTGCAGTAGCAGGTTATGATTCAAAACCTAGAAATTATGAGTCTGTTGTTCAGTATCTTAATGGTGCCCCATTCAAAGGGCAGATAGATGCTAAAGCTGTAGACGAGCAGGGTGAACCATACATAGTTGAATGCAAACATACATCCAGCAATCGCAGTATGGATGACATGCTTGATTCATACATGCCGCAGATACAGTTATACATGAATCTCTTTACAACTAACAAAGCATATCTATCTGTAATCTTTGGCAATACACATGACTATCGTATTGTAGATTATGATGGCAAATATTTATCAGCAGTTTGCAAACGAGCAAAAGAATTCTGGCATCTTGTCGAAACAGATACAGAGCCAAGTTATGATGTTGATACATGGAAGATTGATTGGTCATCTGTTGCTATCAACAATCTCAAAGCACGTAATGCTAGCAGTGATAATCACTTTATAGCAATGGCACATGAATATCTTAGCAGTGTAGATTCAGCAAAGGCTAATGAATCTGCAAAGAAAGAGTTACGCTCAATGATCAAAGATGATGAACGTGAAGTGTTCTGTGATCTATTGGCAGTGAAGCGTGACAAACGTGGCGCATGCCGCATCGTTGTAAATAAGGAGGCTTAACATGACAACAAAAAAAGAAACTAAATCTGAACCAAAAACAATGGCCGAAGCATTACTTGAGTTTCAAAAGCTATCGATATCAGCTAGTAAAGATTCAAAGAACCCACACTTCAAAAATAATTATGCTTCACTCGAAGCTGTTATTAGTGCAGCTAATCAAGCTACACAGTTTGGTATTTGTTTTGCGCAAGAAATTGACTTTGAGTTCAATGGTGATACAGGCATGACATTTGTACGTACTGTACTAATACATGCTCCATCAGGAGAGAGTATTATATCTCGCACACCAATCAGATCCAAAGATCCATCTGATCCACAGAAGATGGGTAGTGGTATCACCTATGCCAAACGGTACGGCTTGCAATCAGCACTTGGCCTACCATCAGAAGATGACGATGGCAATGATGCAAGCAAAGAACCAAAACATAATGTAAAACACATCGATCCAAATGACGAAGGAGCATGGTAATGGATTATGACAACACCAATAGGGGGGCAGCATTCCCCCCTATGGACAAACAAACACTCATACTTACTGGCAATCTTCACATCGAAGATGACAAAAAACAAATAGCTATTGTCAAAGATGAAGATCAGCAAGGGCGTGAGGTACTTGTTATTTATCAACGCATTGGCTGCATGTATGGCAACAAAGATTCAGACGATAATAACAAACAGCCAAACTACTCTGGACCAATCAATGACAATCATCGCATTGCAGCATGGCGTTCAACAACAGAAAGTGGCAATAAATATCTATCACTAAGACGATCAGAAAAATATACACCACAAGCTATAGATAATGTTTCACGTGAAACAACTGATGGTATGAAATCTGTACCAGCAGATGATATTCCGTTCTAACTTTAGTTAGTTTGGATAGAGCAGGGATGTGGGAAGGGCATCCCTGCTTTTTTATTGGAGGACATTATGAAACTAAGTAACTTTTTTACATTTCTTCTTATATGCTATATCGCATTTTCCTTATCATTTATAATTTCTTTTCTTGTTCATTAGGAGGCAATAATGAAATACACAACCTACAAAGACGGCTCTGTGAAAATTAGACTGACAGCAGCAGAGGTTCCGTTCATGGAATGGGTGCTAAATGAGGGCATGGCTGGCGCAGCCTTTGAGGATAACAACGAGGCCAAAGCTATGTTCTCACCAGATGTCTACAAAAGCTGGCTTCACATGGGCAGACCATCTTGGATGGGCGTTGTTCATCGGCTTACTGTGGAGGATAAGCGATGACAGTACCTACAATGCAAGAAATAAAAGATGCACTCAGATTAGTAAGTGATAATCCATCATACAAACAAAAGATCAGTCGTGACAAAGCCAAAGAACAAGGACTAAAAACATTCTTTACTGGCACTACCTGTGTTCATGGGCATGTTGCAGATAGATTAGTTTCAAATGGTAACTGTGTAGAATGTTACTACGTTAATAAAGAGAGGAATTAAATGAATAGAGTACAATTTCTAAACGAGGCAATTAATATTGTAGAGTCACGAATGTATGGTGATCCAAAAGATTGTCTACAAGCTATTGCAGATCTATGGAGTGCATATACAGGTAGAGAATTTACTATAGAAGATGTAGGTGTAATGATGATGCTATTAAAAATAGCACGAATTAAATTCAACAGCTCAGAAGATAGCTGGCTAGATATAGCCGGGTACTCTGCTATTACTTATGAGGCAAGCAACCCTTCACGATAGTTATTAACCTTATCATAAGTTAATGTCTGCTTTCTGTTACCCTTTGGCTTGTAGCTACAATGTATCCAGCCACTATTACCACCAGTGTAACACTCCAATATTAACTGATCAAAATCGAGGTTGTCTCGTATCCATACAGCCAACCCATAATTATCCACACCAGCAACTTCAAAGTCGGCAGCCTCACCCTTTGCATGCTGGCTGTGGATATTCGATCCTATAGCTACACACAACTCGCCACTACGAAAACCAGACGATACAAGAAACGGCCCATACTCATCACGAATCGGCTGCAATATATTCTCACACAACAACTTCATTGATTCTATCTGATTATCATCAGGTGTATTCGGTATGCTTTTACGCTCTGCTGTCTGGCTTTTTACCATTTCATCTAATGTAAAATTGTTTGACAACTGCATAACATTCTCCTAAATTAATTTTGTTAGACGAGTCTTGTACTATCTTAAAAGTAGGCTATTCTTTCGCCTTTGAAATAGCCTACTTTTTTATTCCCTTTAATGACCGCAAACCAAAACTCGCTGCTATGCTAGCGTAAACGGCATACTGAAACCACTCTGGCGTTGTTTCTAACGCCTCAAAGCCATCCCTAACAAATGGCTGAAGAGGCGGTACAAAACACATACCTATTATAATAATAAACAAAATCGTCCACGCCTCATCCTTCCAACTATTGTCAGAAGCCTGAGCCATAACCTTTTCCCAACCAGCCTCATGCTTCATCAACTCTGCTTCGGCCTCTGCCTTTGCCTGAGCGACCTTACCTTTAGCTTTGGTAGCTTCTACCTTAGACTCCATCCAAGTGCCAGCCAGTGACGCTATAGGGCCGATTAATGCCTGTATCATTTACACTCATCCTTTCCAGCACAACTTGTTGGAAAACAATGTGCTTTTAATTGATAATATTTATTATCATAGGAGGCTTGCCACATCTCTTCATCAATTAAATATAAACATTGTTCTTCTGTCATTTCTTGTTGCAGTGCAATTTGATTTCCAATGTAATGCCAGTCGTTTCCATCGTTACCCCACATAGTAATAACCAAAACAAATGTTTCAAACATTACTCACCTTTATGTTCATGTCCCATCCAAATCCCGAACACGCCTGTCATAACTCCCATGACAACAGATACAAATGCAGATTGACTAGCAGTTGGTACATCTAAACTCATAAACCATTCAGCACATCGCCACGACATTGCTGTAGATACAAGCATCATAAAGCGTGGTAATACTTTCCACTTCAAAAACTGTTCTACAGTAATCATGGCATCTATCCACTTCTGGTAATTGTCATAAACATTACAGCAAATAAAAATATTACTACCAAGAGTACACCGAAGATGATTGCACACGCTTTAATTGTCTCTGATATTTCTTGTTGCCTACGGGCCGCTTCAACTTGTGCTTTCTTAATCGCTTCCTTTTGTTCCCGGAGTTTCTGATTATGATGATTAAGAATCTCCTGCCATGTGCTAGGTTGATCGGCTGGTTTAGGCCAACGCATATTAATCATCGTAGCAATTTCTTGCATTTGCTCATTAAGTTTTTTGGCTTCAAGAACTGCATCAATTGAACTACGAATGTTGATGTCACCAACACCAGCTTGTTTATTACGTTCTTCATTGAGTTTCTTTTGCGCTGAGAATAATGTTCCGATCTGGTCTGAAATATCTGCAACAGATTGAACATCATTGATACGAGCCTTGATAAAGCCTATAGCATTTGATGCCGCAGTGACCGCAGCTATAGCTGTGGTTATAGGTTCCATTAGATTGCATCAGGCCAGTCGTTGATAGGTGCGTTACCTGTTGGCTTGCCATCGCTATCAACAGGCGTATCGTACAAAGCCATGAAAGCAGCTAAGTCACTGGCATTAGTAATGCTTGTCTCTATCGCCGCACAAGCCGTCCTGACTGCATCTCTATAGGTACTAACTGTGCTGGGTATCGCTGTAGACTTTTCGCTTTTGCGTGTGACATACCAATCATATGGCGCAAGCTGACCAGCCGCTTGAGTTTTGGCTAGTGCTATAGCTACAGACTTCAGGCCAAGCGTAACAAGCTGCTTGCCAGTGATGGGGTCATTCACTGCTTTGCCATCTTCATCAACCACATTCACATCGGTCAGTGAACGAGGAATTAAACTGCCATCAGCGTCCCTGCCCCAATAAAACCTGTTGTCGTGTGCCTCAACTTCATCTTCCCACGTTAAGCCAATCGCAGCTTTTTCATCTGCACTAAGGTTGTTCCACACGGCAGGGTATTGTGTGCCGTTGTTATCAGTCCACGCCTTACCAACTCTGATTATTCTTCCGCTATATTTCCACGGCATTGTTATCTCCTATCGCGCATTAGCAAATTTGAATGGGGATTCGGCCAAAGAAAGAAAAATATGATTAGCGCCGCTGGTGTTCAAATCGCCATATGTGTTTCTCATTTTGAATCCGTTTGATAAAAAATCAATTAACAATGAAGAATTGTCTGCAAACTCAGCATCAGAACCATTGGTAATAATACCATCGTTAACTACATTAAAAGTTGACCTTTTGTTATCAAAAATCCACGAATTTGTACCATTAGCATCAGTGCGTTTTATCAGCAGAAATGAAGGACGGTGTCCTGTGTAGACAAACGGCCCATCTGTGCTTCCGTTTCCAGTGTAGGAGCCGACCTTTGAGTAGCCTTCAACGCTGTGAAAACAGTACGCTATAAAGTCTTCAGCAGAGCCAAATATTGTATTGCTAAATACGGTGGTTGTTGGGGCTGAAGCACCAGAAATATTTGAATTAGCATCTGTGGTATCTAGTCTTAGGAAATCATAACTGCCATCAACGGATTCATGTGTAAAATACCAACCACCCGAACTTCGTGACTTGTACAACACAGCCTCCGGCTTTGCACTCAAGCCGTGAGCAATGGTATCGCTGCCACTCGACGTTCTAGTATAACTCACGATACAAAACCCAGCCGTTGCGTTTACCTGACCTGACGATGCTATTGTTGCGCCATTTGCACCAGCAGAGTTGCTGAACGCTGTACCGGCTAGCCAGTTCCAAGCAACAAAAGTTTGACTGTTTTGGTTGGTGCCAACATTATTACCAAGCGTAAATCCATTGCTATCTAAAGAATTTACAGAACCAAAATTACCATCTTCAGCATTTGTTAAATTAGGAAATATTCTTTGGTTTACGCCAGATGCAACCCTGACAGAATCAAACATCATGTGATTGTCTGCGCTTGACCGTCTTTTAATCCAAAGCCAATCTGGGCTGAAATTAACCCCTGTTATAGCTGTGCCATTAGTGCCATTGCCAGTATAAAGCACCGTATTAAAATGCTCACTGCCATCAATGATGTCTACGTCTGGCAAATTTTGAGAACAAAGAGCAAGGTATCCGCTTGGCGGTGCGTAGGCAAAACTGCCGTGACCGTTGCCATCTGCGTTGGAGTTGGCTGTGGATTTTGCACCAGAAAAAGAACTGTCTTGTCCAAAGTTATAAACCAATGTTGTGCTTCGGTTGTCCCCAGAATTTTGACCAAACAAAGGTTTTATTTTACCAGTAATTGTACCGGCTTCATTTGAACTAGACGCTGGGTTTCCGCTGCCGCCATAAGTATTGTTTTTACCAAGCCATACTTTGCCAGTATCAGCATCAAAAGCACATTGTAAAATGTCTCCAACTGCCCAATCAGGAACCCAATCAGTAGTTGATGAGCCATTGACAAACAATCGCCCACTATCTTGAAAGCTAATCCCACCGCTTGACGACTGCGGGTCAGTGCTTGGTAAGGATGCTTCTGGTGCTACGCCAAAATTTGCCCAACTTGCAATTGCGCTAATGACTTTAACATTTGCCTCAAAATACCATTTCCCACTTGCGGGAATAAAGTTACCAAATGAGCTTCTAGCTCCACTTGTAGTGGTGGCTATTTGAAGGTTTCCTTCAGACAAAGAAAACCCAGACGCTAAATCCAGTGCATTAAGAACAGCAAAATTATTCGTTGGTACATCAGGCACACTATCCCGATAGTCTAGATTCACAGGTGTGAAGTGATTGCCGTTGCTTGAAACATCTTTGAAGAAGGCTGCTTCACGAGAATCGCCAAAGGCCATCCAGATATATGTGCCGCCCGAATTGTTTGATGCTGCGTTTGTTCCGTCCAGCGTAAAACCATCTGAGTCAAAATCTAGATCATACGTTGATGATGTAGCTTCAGCACTACTGTCGCTAGGAAAAAGTAATAGATTTCTAGGGTCAACTACATCTCTTGTGTTGTCATATATTCTCCAACTTCCAGCGGAATCAGTGCGCTTGATCATCAGAAAAGCTGGCTTAAAGCCTAAACCTGTAATAGCATTACCAGACGAACCTGTGCCACTGTATGTTCCAAATGCACTGTAGCCAGAAATTTCTGCCCAACAATACGCCACAAAAGTTTGACTATTCTCATTAACACCATTTGATTGACCCAAGCTAAACACGCTGCTTGTCGGGGCTGTATCGTTGTAAACTGTGCCAGTAAAAGCGGCATTGGTTGTGTTTAGATTTATGCCTTTAGTCGCACCAAGCGCATCATGGTAAACAAACCAATCGTCAGCACCGCCTCGTTTTTTTATAAGAATCCATTTTGGTGCGCCAACACTATCTAAACCATGAGCAACAGTAGCACCAGCAGTATAATTGCCTGTGTAAGTGACTATGCTGAAACCCTTAGATGTATCTGCCGATAACCTTGTTGCAGCTATTGACCCACCCAACGCAGAACCAAGATTAGAGCCATCTATCTTTACTGACCCCGCTGTTGGGGTTGCCCCTGCACCAGCACTGTTATCGGCTGTTGGTGTGCCGCCAGCCTCCCAACACCAACCCACAAAAGTCTCACCGCTTTCATTTACTGATGTGCCGTTCCCCATAGTAAAACCATCAGCATCTAAGGAACTTACATTGGTTGTTCCACTGTAAACAGTGCTTTCTTCTGCGGCATTTAAACTAGAATATAATCGGCGAGGGCCATCTGAATCTGAACGCAATACATCAAACAGATTGTGGTGCTGGTCAGTTGACCTCCCTTTAATCCACGCAAGACTCGGACTAAAACCCACACCACTGATACTTTGCGTTGCACCTGTTCCAGTATAGGTAACAGTATTGAACCCCTCAGAAACCACATCATCTTTAAAAGTAAGGTGAAAACCATTGGTTCCAAATGTCAAGCCGCTGGTATCTTTTGGTATCCAGATACCGTCCTTAGTCTCGCCAAAGCTGTCGGCGGTCAATTGAGTGCCATCAACAAAGTTAACTTCGGCTATATACCCATCGAACGTATTTGAACTAGCATCACCGTAAGCGCCAACAACTTGGCCCGAATTATTATTTATTCCTGACTCACCATTCAAAGTAGTTGCATTAACTTGGGTTAAAGTTTGACGCACACCATTTACGTAAATAATTGAGCGTTCTGACTCGGTTGAATTTGTAGAATCAAATGCCCAGACTATGTGATAAAACGCACTGACATCTCTAAATTTTCGAGCCGTTGTATATTGACTGACATAACCACCATTATAAAGATAAGCCCTAATAATGTCAGTATTGTCAAATCTCAAACCATCTTCAATACCGGAACCACCTGCTCCCATCAAACCAGAGTATATGCTTATATTGCTTCGCTTAACCCAACCACTCCAAGTCCAAGTTTTTCGGTTGCCAGCAGATGCAGGAGTTCTCGTTAGATACTGAGCATCGTCATCATTAAATTTCAACGACTGGTCAAGCAGATGCTTGTAAAAGCCTGTGCTGACTTCACCCGCGCCTTGTCCTTTAATTAGAGACATATGTAATCCTTATGTCAAAGCAGCGGATGCAGACACTAATATAGTGTTGCTGCCGCTAGCCGCGCTACAATAGTAAGCTAGATGATATGTGCCTGTTGCTGAAATAGCAGTGAGTGAGTCTGCGCTTATTGCTACATCAGCATGGGCTGCGATAGTATGGTTGCCGCCATTGATAAACATGATGTTGCCTGACTGCCCAGCCGCTGCATTTGTAAAAGTAAGCGTTAAACCGCCAGCCGTGGTGCATTTGAAATCGTTGCCTACCGCCAAATCAAAGCTGCCATCATTGTCGGTTGTAACGTGACCAGATGCCCTACCAGCTACAGTAACATCATCACCCACAACAACATCACCGCCAGAAATTGTGCCAGTGGTAGTAATAGATGATGCACCGTTGTCTATATTGCCAAATCCAGATGTAATGCTCCCGCCAGTGCTTAATGTTTTATTAGTAAGTGTGTCGGCTGAAATCAAAGATACCAGCGTTGAGTCGCCACCAATTGGCAGCAACATAGTGTTTGTTATGCCGGAACTATGCAGTTGTGCTTTAAGGGTTTGACCGTGTGAATTATCTGAACAATTTAAAGTTAACGTGCCAGAGTTTGTGTTTCCCCTTATAACAACAGTGCCAGTGCCATGTGGCGCAAGGTCAATGCTTCTATTGCTACTAGACACAATATCTCTAGCTAAAACATCAAGGTCGCCACCTAACTCTGGGCTTGTATCATCAACAACATTGGTAAGATTACCAGCACCATCTGCGCCAGAGTAATTAAAATCTATTGTAATCCCATCAGTGTTACTAAACGAGCCGCTAGATGTAATAAATGTTACTGGTACTTTAGAATAACCAGATGCATTTGTAACAGCACCAGTTACTTTAAATAATGCGTATGTACTAGGAGTGTTTTCTTTAGTTATAAATAAAATACCGCGTGCAGTAGCATTAGTTACATCATCCCAGCTTTGTACAAATGTACTTATAGTTGCGCCATTGTCATCAACATCATCAAAGTACATTTCAGTAACAGAACCAATGCTACCATTATTAAACGCAAGTTTACCTGCACCCGGATCAGCATCAGATGTACTATTACTAAATGTCATAGCAAGCCCTGAATGACTGCCAGTTGCGCCAGTCGAACCAGTTGCACCTGTGTTACCTGTTACAAGACCAAAAGCTAATGCTAATGCGCCTGTACTTCCTGTAAAAGTAGCACTTGCTGTTGGTGTGCCGCCAGCAGATACGGCTGATACACTTGCTGATACTGAGCTAACCTTACCTTCTTCAGCTACAAGATTACCACTACCATCAAACCCAAGCTGTTTATTTGCTCTGGTTGTTATATCAGGAAGAGTAAGTGATGCTGTTGTATCAAAGTCTGATAATATCAAAGCACGATTTGATGCATCATCAATATCAGCAGCAATTGCTATAATTCTATCTAATTCAGTATTTAACGTACTTACATTAAATGGGCCTGATAATGGAAAGTCAGTTACACGATCTATATCTATATCACGTGTTATAACAACACTTGAACCACCAGTAGCACCAGTAACATGATTACCAGATGTAAAATGTATAAAGCCAGTTGTACCTGATGTATGAGCTTGAGAGTTACCAGAATCATCAGCAGTTGTATAATGTGTTGTTAATGTTTTAAGTGTGCCATCAACGTATACATTAAGATCATCATCATCAAAAAATTCAAAAGGCACAGCAAATGCACTCTGCGTAGCACCTTGCGACACAGTGTAATTTACTCGAGGTGAATTATCGCTCAAATTAATTGTCATAGCTTATCCCCTAACATGATGTTGAATAAAATTCAACGCACAATCAGTTTCTACCAACGCTTCCAACAAACTCTCTCATATCATCTCGAAAAGGTTGTAGCCCTATAAATGGCAGAGAATACTTCAATCTTTCTGCTGCATCAGATTCTCGACCAGCAAAATAATCATCAATTGAACGATAATAATCTGTAGCTAAACCTGCTGGCGCACCGAAAGGTTCTATAAAAGCATCTAACAATCTTTCATCTCTATCTGGATTTATATATTTAGGAGGGATAATAGCATCTTTTGTAACAACTCCTGTGTTACCAGCAATCTGTAATCCAGTATACGCAAGGTCACTATATATACCTAACACACCAGAATGATCTACAATACGAGCCATAATGTCAGGCGATGTACGTTTTTCAAACCAGTAATCAGGTTTTTTTGCAGCTAGTGAAAGATAAGATAAACCAAGCAATGCAACTATACCTTGCATTCTATATCGTCTATTTGGATCTCTAATTGCACCTAATATTTTATTATTTGCACCAAATGCAAAGTTCATAAATGTAAATGGAATAGTCAGTAAACCTGATTCAACACGAACCATATTTACATCTCCTGTACGCAATCGTTTTTCAATCTTAAATTGAGTTGGAAATGTTTTTCTTACAGATTGGAAAAATGGATTATCACGCATATAAACAACACCATCCATAATCAATGGCTTATCAAATGTCTGCCCCATAACAATAGTATTGTTAGCATGTGATGCCAGTGCTGCTTGATATTTACGTACTATCTCTCTTGCTTGAGACGTAGATTGATCCCATGCATCTGTATTAGATATTTCAAAATCTCTGCTTTCATGTTTTTGCGTAGGAGCTTTGGCAATAAATTTAGCCATATCTTCATCAATACCATACCTAGCTAAATATTCACGCTCGAACTTCGATATTGTACCATTAGCCCAGTTACGCGATTGTTTTATAAATCTATTCTGAACAATCAAGGTATCTAATGATTTACCTGCAAATGTAAATGGTGCCAAAAGGTTGGCTGTATAAAAAACCTGATTTCCTACTTGAATTGTTTTTTCAAGTTTTGTTGGCTTTACACGCCTAACTGTATCGTTAAGCATTTCTCTTGCATAAACATTTTTAGTTACATCGTATAACTCACCTGCTAGTTGAGCTTCTTTAATTGCTTTACCTAAAAATGCTGTATCTGTTGCAGCAATACCTGCTTGTATTACATCCTTCATACCATGAGCCATAACAATAGACCCTGCATCTGTTATAGCAGATACACCTGCTAATGGCAGATATGTCCATGCTGTCCATGCTCTTGCTGCTTTAAGTGCTTGCGTATCCCAACGATCATTGCTTCTTTGCAATGTTCCCATAACACGCTCATAGTCACCATAGAAACCAGCTTTTAATGATGCTATCTCTTTATCATTTAAACCATCTACACGTGCATCATATTCCAAATCTTCAAGCACTTCATCAATACTTCTGCCGCCATATTTATTAGCAAAAGATACTTGTCTACCCATGCGGTCAATATATGTATGCAACGCTTGCATATCAGCGTGAATAAAATCTATTACTTTTGCTACATCTACATTTGTTTTACGTGTTTTTAAATGTTTCATAGTTGGCTTTTTGCCAGTATCACGTAATGGATTTTGCATATCATCGCCATCTTCTTGCAAAATTTTACGCAATGTAGATTCAGCATCTTCAAACGTACCTAATGTATCTTTGCCAGCAGCTAATCGTTGTGCTTCATAATCTTCACTAAATATCCTTGTTAAAGTTTGTCTTGCTTCATCACTTGTAGATAATAATTCTTTGTTATAAAAAATAGGAAAGGTGTAATCTTCTCTAGTAAATTGACCTAACTTACCTTCATAGTCAGTAATTCTTGCTCGTAATCGAGATTGTCGATTTTCTAAGGTTTTTAACAAATCTATTTGCTTTTTAGTACCAGCTTTATTAGGCATTTTATTTATATCAGCTTCTAACTTAACTAATCTATTAGTTACTGTATCAACTTCATTTTGAATTTTTGTAATGTATGCTAAAAGTTTTTCGTCTGTTCTCATTTTATAATAATGAATATCATCACGAAAACCGCCAAATAGTTCAGTCATCAAAACACCAGCTTCTTTTTGCTGGTCACTAATGCCGTCATTACCAATTCTTTGTAATCGTGGATCAGGTGAGCTACGTAAAATATAACGTCTTATTGTATCACTAGCCCAATCATCAAAACCTGTAAAAGGCAGGGGAACAGTTGCTACTCTTGACGCTTTTTTAATCCCTCTTACTTCTAAAGAATGGAGATCTTCCATTTTACGTCGTAAACCTTCATACAAACCTTGATATGTAACTGATTCCTGAGAGACAGATTGAAAGCCATATCCTCGTCTAGCGCCTTGTGTAGAAACAGATCCATTATAGGCAAGCAATGCAAAGTAATTTTTTAATTTTTCAGAATATTTTTTATTACCCATTACCCTATTCGTAAAAGAACCTAAAATATTTGTTTGAACTAAATCTAGATTACCACCTTCAGCAGGTGTGTATGCTTCATCTAGTTCAGCAACTTCATCAGTTTTACCAAACACATGTTTAAAACTTTTACCTTGATATAGCTTGTTTACTTTACTTGCAGAACTAGCAAGAAACGGCCCAGCATATCCAGCACCTTTCAATACACCACCAAAACCTGCTGAGAATATTGTAGATGCTGCAACATTAGCGACTGCTTCGCCCGGCTCATCAGCTACAGCAAACGGCGCACGCCTAGCCTCAGATGCAACACCATAACCAAGACCTGCAATAGCACCACGACCTACTGCTTGTGTAAATGTTTTACCTAATTTTACATAGTTAAGGCCGGGAATAAATGCTGTTACAGCTAATGGATCTGTAAAACCACCTGCAATTTGTGCTGTCAAAGGAGCATTAGACGCTATACGTCTACGTTCTATTGCTTCTCTTGCTCTTGCTTCTAAGTATCTAAGATGACGTTCATTTTTAGCTTTTACTAAATCATCATAATATGGCAACACATCTTCAGAAATATTTTCTGCTACATTAAAGTTATAATCATATTCTTCGTTTTTAAATTCAATAGCTTCTTGTATTGATTCAACTAATGGCATGTTGTTATATGCAACATTAGCTATCCAGCCCTCATACCATGACGCAGGAGTGTCATCAGATATAGCTGCTGGTATTGGAATAAAAAAATCTTGTCTGTTTATATCAACCATTGTTAATTATCTAATTATAAAAGTTTAGGATTTACTTCAAATAAATTCCCATTATTGTAAAGTTTTTGAGTCTTTTCATAACGACTTTCTGCTGTTCTTGCTCTAGCACGCAGTTCTTCAAGACTTTTTCCTGTACGTATTTGAGATTGTTGAAGAACATATTGTGGGCCAACAAGTATAGGTTTTCCATTTCGTCCTTTAATTGGAAGTTTATCTTTATCAACAAGAGCATATACGGGCAATGCTGTGCCTGATCGTCTATCAGGAACAAGAAACACATTAACACCTAACTTTAATTTTTTATCTGATGATGGTTGTACTAATAACAATTTATCTTCAACAGATTTTTTAAAATCATTTAACTCAGCAGGTATATCACCATAAGCACGTTCTGGAGTAAAACGAGAACGTCTTATTGAGCTATGCATTAAGTTGCTTTCTTTAAATACAGCACCAGCAGAATTTTTTAGAATAGTTGATGCTCGTTCTTTACCAGACACAGAAACAACAGTAGGAATATATGATTCATAAAATGCTATTTCTTCTTCAGTTGCATCACTATCAACATTTTCTCTAATAAACTGTCTTACAGATACATCGTCACCTAATACAGTTCGTAACATTTCATCTTTTGATTCTTTTGGCTTATCCATATATATTTGAAGATTATTTAAAAACTCAGGCGCAGCAGCATTACCCAGTGTATCTACAACATTAGCTAATGCTTCAAACTTAACACGTGTATCATCTTTTATTCCGCGAGGATTGATACGTGTAAATCTTCCATCAAAAGATCTTGTAGATTGTTTATATAAACTTACTGCCGTAAGAACCTGATCTGAATCTAAATTATCAACATTGTCAAAATAATCTATTACTTGTTGTGGTAATGCACCTTTACCACCAAGTATCATTTCTTGCATGGGGCCATAATATTCTTCCCATGATTTTCTTTGTTGTTCATTTTGAGGTGGTATTAATATCTGATCCATTAGACGAGCAAAGTCTACACCAGACGTTACACCATAACTATTAGATATAAGATCTGCATCATCTTGACCTACTCCACCAAATTCTCCTAATTTGGTTTTGGCTGCATCTGTTAATCTTTCGATGCTTTGTTTATTAAATTGATCTTGTACAGTATTTTTTAATGTTGTTAGGTGACGAGACATTTCAATTTGCACACCAGCAAATTGTTTAGAATTAATAACTGCATCTGTAAGACCTGCACGCCCTAAACCACGTTGTATATTTGCAGGTATCTTTGAGGTGTTTACAGTTCCTTCTCGTAAAGCTATTGTCATATAATTTAATATAGATGTCATATGAGGAGCTTTTCTTGCTGGGTCAGCATTAGGAAATGCACCATCCCACAATTCCCCTGCTTTATTAGAAATTCTAGTTAATGTACCTCTTGCATATGAAGCATTTAATTTTTGTATTCCATTTGAAAGAAATGATGTGCTAGCAGATTCATTTGTAGATTGAATTAAAACAAGATTATCTACCTCTTGTTTATATCTTGCGTCTGCTGCACCTTCACCACCATCTGTAGATGCTAATGTTTCAACATCAGAGTTTGCTATATTTTGATTTGCTACTGCAAAAGCAAGTGCTACACCTTCATCGTGTTTAACTTTATCTTGAGCTAATTTTGAAGCATATTGTTTGCTTGCAAGCAAACCTATTTGCTTAGTAAAATTACTAAACTTACCACTATCTTCAACTTGCTTATCTAAATAAGCACCAAACTGTTCTTCAAATCCTTCTGGATTTCTTTTATTAACCTCCAAGTTTGCTAAAGCCTGTGCAGTTGAATCAATATTTACTTTTAATTCATTTATAAATCTTTCTTGAGCAATAGGCTCATAATACTTTTCTGCAACAGGAGATAATGATTTCGGTGTATCAGCAAAAGATAACGTACCAGTTTTTTCATCTCTTATACTTATTGCTGCTAGCTGTGCCTCTTTTGTACCTTTGTTCTTTTCAATATCATAAGCATACTTATAGGCTTGCTCACGAATATTTCTGCCAGCAATAGCCATCTGCTGCCCAATACGAGCAGCACCATCCCCCATTGTAACAATACCAATAGGGCCAATTCTAGGTGCGTTACTTTTTAATACTTCAATTTTTGCCATTACTTATCCTGTATTAGATACGTTATATGCTTTCATTCCCAAATCTGAAATTGCAGAAAATGATTGTAAAACAGATAGCTGCATAGCTTGCTCTCCTTCAAATTGTGCAAACTGTGCGCGTCTTTCTGCTCTTCCCATTGAAAATAAACTTTGAACTTGTATAGCCTTCAATTCGTCTGTTGTTTTTTGTTTTGCTGCTTCCTGTATAGCCATAAGAGATCGATCTGCACCTCGTCTATTATATCCAGTAATAGCAGATGAATTTTTTAAAAAATCTGAATATGCTTTTGATCGTGCAGTAGCATCACGTTCAGCCTGTAATTGTATAGCAAGTTTATTATCACGTGACTGCCTTGCTATTTCATCCTGTTTAATTTTTTCCGCACGTGCAGCTTGATCATATCCAGTAATCTGTAATGCTGTACCCATTCCCATTGCTGCATATGCTAACCATTCAAGTGCCATATATATCTCCTACTGAAATGCTACCTCAACAACCATACCATTTAGTTGCATATTTAATGGTGCAATCTGAGATATAGTTACTGTTGGATCTTTACTATAACCTAAAACTCTAAACTCTTTTTTACCTGTAAATGCTTCTCTTGGTGTTGCAGGATTAAAATTAACATTGCGAATAATCATATTTGTACCATTAACAGAAACACTTAATGTTTCCTGTAAATCTAAAATAACATTTGTAATTTTACGAGGTCTGCCTGTTAAAGGGCCGCCGGGGACCTGTGCATCGATAGGCATTGTTTGCAACTCTGGAACAAATTTAAATCCTATTTCTGCTGAAATAGATGCCTTAACAGCACTTACATCTACATTACCACCAGATACAGTAAATGAACCTAGATACTCTGTATTATCTATAACATCAACTACAGCACCGTTTGAAAAGTGACTTGATACACTAAACACACCAGCAGTACCATTAAAGTCATCTGCAAAATCCATATTTATATTTTTATCAAACTGCTCTAAAAAAAACTTATTTGTGCCTGAGCCATCATCTCTAACAGAAACACTAAACAAACTTTCATCTATTGCACATATAGAATGAGATCTACCTTCTGTTGTCCAACGCATCCATCCAGCACGTTTTTCTGCTCGTATGCTGTAAAATACAGCAACCTCACCATTATCCATTAAAAAGAATGCATATGCACCCGGCCTGTTTAATGAACCCTTTACAGATGTAAGCTGTAATGGATTTGATATTAAGTGAGATGACAATATAGAAATCATATTTGTTACATATGCGCCTTCAGTATCACTAAATAAAAATTCACGTACAGCAGTGCCAGTTGCTTGTACAAATAATGTACCGCCATCAAGTGATAATGGTCTTACAAAGCCAGTACCAAAAGGAGTCTGTTCAGATACTTTTGCTATAGAAGGTGTAATAGGTTGATCCTGAAATGCAGGTATAAAAAATTCACCTTGATTACAAAAAACCTGCAAATCTCTATTTGAAACAAGATGTCTAATAAAATTAGTTACACCAACAGCAACTTCTAAATCTATTGCATTAGATGCTTCACCTTTGCCAACATCAAAGTTAAAAAACTCACCACTTGCTGATGACCATATTCCACTTGGTTGGGATGGTGTACCACCAAACCATAGCCTATCTTCATGAAATGTTATAGCTGCTGGATAGCCTCGAAGATCACTATAAGATTGTTCAAACCATTCTGTTGTTGCTGTATTAGCACTAGTTATAATTGGATTACCACCACCAGTTGCAGTTGAAGTTGCACTGCCACCAGCAGTATATTCAAACTCATTATCGTCTATAACTGCACTAACAGTTCTACTACCATTAATATTTGAGTTACTAATACCACCTAAAGAGCCAGCATTTGATATTGTAATAGTAACACCTGATGCCAAACCATGATCTAAATGTACAACACGAACTTTATTTGATCCTTCTGTAGTATTCAAAGAATCAAAATCTAATCGTCTTTCTATTGTACCCTGCACATTAGCTGTTGCCGTTGTTGTGTTTGTTACACCAGTAATATCTACTTGTGTATTATTTATTAAAAGACTTGTACCAACATGACCTGAAACAAAATAACCTGCACTTGTTGTAAGGGTAATTCCATTTCCTGATACTGCTGATGGTGTGATTGTCATACCACTAGCCTGAAAATGATAATATGGTTGTAGTTTTTTATTACCATCAGCAGATGTATCAAATTCAAATGTACGCATCT